ATGAATCCGTTTAACGCCATTACTTTTGCTGCATTGTGCGGGCCTCTGGCTTGTCCTGCTGCTATGGCGCAGGAGTTCATCATCCAGCCAGCCCCTGTGATTGCTAAACCTTTTGAGTACTCTCCTTCTGTTGAGGAATTCTCACGCAGAATGGAAGAGGGTAAGGAGATCTTGCAAAAGTTAACAATTGCAGCAGATGACTACTATATCTGTTTGATTGATCTTAATAGCCAAGATGCTCGCGAGTTTGTTTCCAAAAACGGGACAGATACGACAGAGGCATGCGAAATGTTCCTGCGTGCTTTTGAAGAAGAAGTGAAGCGTACAATTGAATCGCCTCTGCCTGAATTTATCAGGTCAGAACTGAAGGTTTACTGGCGTCATATTGCTAAAGCTCGCTCATCTGTCACTCGCCTTAACAATTACATAAAGAGCATATTTAAAGAAACTGTTACTTTTAGCGGGCGCGCGGATCTTGCTGGAATTGCAGCACTAGCTAGTCACACATCAAATAAGCTAAAATCGATGCAATTTCACTAACCGATAGCGGACGACCATGCATCTAGAAGTCTCTATTAATCCAGAAACTAGAGCTGAATTTTTTGATGAAGTTTTTCTCAAATTCCCGGAGCTAGAGTCTTCTATCATTGATGATTTCAAGAGATACAAAGCAACCGGTGAGCTTCCGCATTATTTCGGTAGGGACGTTGCGTATACTCAGCCCTATGGTGCTTTTCGGGCTGGGTTGATGCATATCCATCTTTGTCTACCGCCAAACAAGTTTCCCGAGAAACTTCCACAACCGGATAGGGTCTGCAAGAAAGGTGATCCTGATAATGATGCTTGTCTTGTGTATGTCCAAGGTGAGCTTTATGAGAATAAATATTCACTCATTGCTATTATGTATCCCGATGCACATGAAAAAGCAAGAAAACATGATGTGATGAGCTATCTGGCGCGAATTGCCCAGAATTATAAAGATGAAAACTACCCCGCCGAAGCGGGTTTTTTGTGAGATTAGTTATTTATTTTCCTATTTGTTCTTACCCTCTCCCATTCAATTCTGCCTTCTTCACGCCGTTTATCTATATATTCAGCAAGATCCTGAATGTTGATGCAGCGCTTTGCTTTCTGTGATGTACCAACACGATAAGTCGGGATCGGCAATTGGCATGCATTTGCTTTCGCTTCTGCTGTGTTAGGGCTCATACCGAAATACTTTTGGCATACAGCTGACAGCTCAATGTTTGGGGTATTGAATTCAGCCATCAGTAAAAACAAGGTGTTCATAATTTTCTCCATCAAAACCGGCTGCACCCGGGAAAATCATAATTCTGTGCTGGTGGCAGGAATTAGTTTCTGCCAGATAGCGGAAACATATTTTGCCTGATGACGGGCATCAGCCAGGGCGTTGTGCCGTTCGCCATCGAAAGGCATGTCCATTTTTGGGTCGAATCCGATGGAACGCCCAAGCGTAACGATCGTGCGTACATCGTGGTCATTCCAGTACGCCCACGGGCAGATTTGTCCTGCTCGCTCGTAAGCTCCACGTAAAATTACGTTGTCGAAGGTGGCCCCGTTACCCCAGACTTTTAAATATTTTGTATTGTCTGCATGCTGATTAATGAAATGGCTCAGTTCAGAGAGTGCATCGCTGATCGACAAAGTATCATCAATACAGATTGCAGCTCGTGCTTCAGAGCTCTGTTTCAACCACCACAGGATGGTATCGCCGTCAGGTGTAGCTCCTTGCCCCATAGCACTTTCCAGGCTAACAACCGTATAGAATTCTTGTTCGATGTCTCCGGTTTCTGGAGTGAAGAACACCGCGCCAATGGAAACGATCGGTGCATCCTTATTTTTCCCCATCGTCTCAAGGTCGATCATTAAGTTATTCATTACTTCACCTCCTGCATTTCTTTGCTGCTGTGAATTCGCCAGTTACCGACGCCTTCCCATTCAAGCTGGCGGTTACTAATTCGCGTCCAGCCCCTGCCGAAAAGCAAATCCAGATACCAGTATTTTAAAGTTCTGATAATTGCTCTTACAGTTGGTTTGCATCCAGAAGTCTTTGATGCGCAAATAAAGCACCGAGTTATGCTCATGGCCTCTACAAAAGGCCAGATAAACCAAACCCAGATGCAAAGAGCCACGAACAACATGAGCGCGATGTTAGCCACTAAGCCAGACCAGTACAGATAATTGCTCATTGGTTGCCTCCACCTTGGCTCTGAAGCATGGCAGCGCGGCAGGAGTTCCAGCCATCAACATACCCAGCCCTGATATATCGATTAAAACCCACCTCTTTCTGTGCGCGTGCCAGATTCATTTCCTCCGGCACGTGTACTGGCTGAGCTATATATAGCGGCTGAACATACCAACCCTTTGATAACCAACTGTCAGCAACGTTTTTACTCCGTGTTATTGCCGGAATACCTAAGCCATTGTCTGAATGCAGCCATGCCACCGGATCCTCTTCCAGCGATGCCAGAGCAATTTCATAAGCACGGCGCTCAACATTGTCTCGCACGTCCATGCTGCTGATTCGTTCTTTGATTTCTTTAATCAGTTCTTTATCGGTAAATGTGGTCATTATGCTCCAGCCTCCGGTGCTTTTGGCATTACTGCCCAGTGAGTGATATTGACGTTTTCAAGGTCCCCGACCTGAAATGTCCACTGCCATTCTCCGGTTTCTTTTTGTCCCCAGGTGTACCAGAGAGAACGCCAGCCAATTAGCCAGCCTTCTCCGTTAGCATCGAATAACAAAACACTTTCATTTGCTGGTGGCAGTTCAGTTGACACTGGTATTACTTTGTTTTCCTGTGCTGCACATTTAGCTTCAAGCGCATCGAATTTACGCACCAGGTATTCAGCATCTGTTTCATTTACTTTCAGATCTCGCGGTACACATCTCCCACGAAGAAACCCTTCCATTTCGAAAACATTCATGCGCATTTGCGTAACTCCGATAACTCGTTAAAGCGTTCCATAAACATCCCGTAGGCATGGCCCGGTGCCAGTGGAATCACGTTGAACATCTCTGTTGCCGGGATACCTTCCAGTACAGGCCAGAAAGAGCCATCATCAAGCCCGAGATCGCGGCGTTCGGTTGCCAGCATGATGAGATCGGCATATTTCACGGGCGTACTCATAACTGGGGGTAACCCGTATTTCTCACGGATTACGGCGTCTATTTTTTCTTCCATTTGTTTATAGTCAGGAAGAAGGCGTTTCAGTGGTGCGGGAATGTCCTGGCAATACGCTTCTGTTGCATCATGCATTAACGCTTCAAAAGCAAATTCCTGCGGCACCAGCTGGCTGCAAAGAACCGCATGTTGGGCGACGCTGTAGAAGTGCGAAAGATGACCGGCAAAGCGACAGATATTTGAAAGGGAAACCGCGATATCGTTAATATCGATGTCGTCTTTATTTATCCTGTCATAATAAAAATGCTTCCCGGAAAAAGTTTTAATAAATGACATTTTGTTCTCCACGTATATGCGCTGCACCGCGCTGAATTCTGGTAAAAAGAATCCCTCACCATCCGGCGATTATTGAGTCAATTACATTTCCATAAATGCCCCCGTAGGGGCGGTTAGTTTCTCCACAAAACATAGAAGAACACCTGCGGTGGCAGCCGCCCGGATGGATTGGGTTATGAGCCCGTCGTCCGGTGATGCTCTTCTCTGTTTTGTAAAAAGGACGGTACCAGCCGGAAGCAAGGGTACAAGCTGGTACCGCCAAGACTACACACAGCATAAAGTTGTGGTGCCGGGTGCCTCCCGGTGCCTGGCGAAGGTTGCACACCAGGCGGGTGGGTATCCACAGAAGGTCGACTGTCAGCCTCAACCTTAACCCGCGTGCGCTGAGCCGCATTCACCACAACGCTAAGAATTCTCTCTGGTTGAAAATACTTAGCTGTTATGTGCCTGTCTTTTCACCACTTCAGGCTCGGTGGTATCCTTTTAAGCGCGTATACATAAAAGGAAAATCAAATGACTTTTGATGAAAAAGAACTTGATAATGCAATTAATAAAATCATCGTAACGTCGCTCTTTTCCTGTCTCAGCGACACTCAGCAGAAACAGTTCTACGAATCGGCTTTCAACATGATCGAGCGTTGTTGTTTCTGCGATGCCGACGAGTTACCTGAAAAAATCAGGAAACAGTTGGCTGATGCTCTTCGAGTGCGACTTTCTGACCAATTTTCTGAAATGTGCTCTCCGAATTTGGACAAATAGAAAAAGGCCATTTCCATTCAGGGTCTGATGGAAATACTTCAGCCTGTTCCAAAGCACGGCGTAAAGAGAACACAACTCCAGCCATAATCTGATGTTTCCCATTGGTCCAGCTATCGCCGCTCTGATCTACAGGGGCGGCTATGTCGTATGACCAAACGACTTCACAGTTATTGTTTAAAATCTGGACTTTCATTTCATACACCTGCTTTAACATGAGTGCCTGGTGGCACAACATGACTCAACGAATCATCCTGGACTTCATATGCCCCAGGCGGCTACTTCGTGGGCGTCCTGCCTGTTTGTTGTTTCTATTGGGTACATTATGTATCTCATGGGTACATTGTCAAGTATAAAAAAACCTGCCGAAGCAGGTTCATAAACATTGATTAGGCTTTGATTTTGTATCTTCTTGGTTTTCCTGAGAAAATCACAGTTCCAATTATAGAGCAATTACCGTTGATCTTAATGTAAGGCTCAGGCCAGTTTGGGTTTAACGCTTTGAGATAACGCTGTGTCCCATCTTCTATCAACCTTTTGAAGGTGGTTTCACCTGTATCGTGCATCAATGCAATAACGTCGTCACCGTGGCAGGCAGGTACTTCAGGATCGACAAAAATCATGTCTCCCGGGCGGTACTCATCAATCATTGAATCACCTATCACCCGCAAGATATAAGTCATTTCCCCACAGGGTACAGGGCAGGGATACGTTTCTGCTGTGCTCAAATCAACCTCAGAATATCCAACTTCTTTCCATGCTCCGGCCTGTACCCATGATATGACAGGGACTAATGTGATTTGTTTATTAGTGATTGAAACATCAGGTTTTTTTGTGATGTTCGTTGTCTGGTGTTCTTGATCGAGCCATCCGACAGGCAGGTCGAAACATTTTTCGATGTGTCGTGCCATGCTGTCACCGATATTTTTAGTAGCACCATCTCCCATAAACCTGCTGGTCTGGGTTGGCTCGCGATCAATCATAGTGGCAAAGGAAGAATTCCCGCCAACACCATCTCTCAGTTTTCTGGCGTTAGACCGCCGGATGTCATGGATTGTTTTCATAACGAAATTAAAACCCTTGTACCGTTAAGGCACAAGTATCTTGAAGGTTCATTTCAATCATGTAATATGTACACCGGAGGTATATACTGTATGAAAGCGTATTGGGACTCTTTAACCAAAGAACAGCAGGGCGAGTTGGCCGGAAAAGTTGGCTCAACACCTGGCTACTTACGGCTGGTTTTCAATGGCTATAAAAAAGCCAGTTTTGTGCTGGCTAAAAAACTTGAGCAATGCACGTCAGGTGCAATTACGAAATCTGACTTAAGACCGGATATCTATCCGAAAGATTAGCAGAACACTTTCAATTTTTAACCACAGAACGATGAGGCTAATCGTGGGTAAGCATCACTGGAAAATAGAAAAACAGCCTGAGTGGTACGTGAAAGCTGTCAGAAAAACTATCGCGGCGTTGCCGGGTGGTTACGCTGAAGCGGCTGACTGGCTCGATGTAACAGAAAACGCTTTATTCAACCGCCTTCGTGCAGATGGCGATCAGATTTTCCCGCTGGGATGGGCAATGGTTTTACAGCGTGCTGGTGGCACTCACTTCATTGCTGATGCTGTGGCGCAGTCTGCAAATGGCGTCTTTGTGTCTCTTCCTGACGTCGAGGATGTGGACAACGCCGATATAAACCAGCGTCTGCTGGAAGTCATTGAACAGATCGGCAGTTATTCAAAACAGATTCGTTCAGCAATCGAAGACGGTGTAGTGGAACCGCATGAGAAGACAGCAATTAACGACGAGCTGTATCTCTCAATTTCGAAGCTGCAGGAGCATGCAGCACTTGTCTACAAAATTTTTTGCATTTCAGAAAGTAATGACGCCCGCGAGTGTGCAGCTCCGGGCGTCGTGGCGTCGATTGCTTCTGGTTGTGGAGAAACTAACGCATGAACAGTTTAACAACACACTACCGTCGCTCGCAACTGATTGCGCTTCCTGTACCGGGTGGAAAAGCGAAGGTGGAATATTGCTATGCAGTGAATGTACCAGGTGACAGGGAAATTGTAACCCACAGCTTTGCAGAGTGGGCTGTGGGTGATTTCAACCGGCAAAAGGAGACATTCCTTTGCGACAAGTTAACCGCTGGTTCAAAGATCACTACGGAGTGCCCGTCAGAGTCATTCGTTGGGAGCCGGAAACACAACGGGTTATCTACCTCCGCGAAGGCTATGAGCATGAGTGCTTCAGCCCGCTCGAACAGTTTCGTCGTAAATTCAGGGAAATAGAGGTCGGTCATGAGCACTAAATTAACCGGCTATGTATGGGATGGTTGCGCTGCGTCAGGCATGAAGTTATCCAGCGTGGCAATTATGGCCCGCCTGGCTGATTTCAGTAATGACGAAGGTGTGTGCTGGCCATCAATTGAAACCATTGCCCGCCAGATTGGCGCGGGGATGAGCACCGTCAGAACGGCTATCGCACGGCTGGAAGCAGAAGGCTGGTTAACGCGTAAGGCGCGTCGCCAGGGTAACCGCAATGCGTCGAATGTTTATCAGCTTAACGTTGCGAAGCTTCAGGCAGCGGCATTTTCTCAACTGTCAGATTCTGACCCGTCAAAATCTGACGCATCAAAATCTGACCCGTCAAAATTTGATGCGTCGAAATCTGGCAAAAAAGCGGGTTTTCACCCGTCAGAATCTGGCGGGGATCCGTCAGTAAAATCAAAACATGATCCGTCAGATAAAAAACCTTCTCGTCCGGACGCTTCGCAACCGGACACGCAGACGGCTGAACAGGATTTTTTAACTCGCCATCCTGATGCGGTTGTATTCAGCCCTAAAAAGCGCCAGTGGGGGACGAAGGATGATTTGACCTGCGCACAGTGGCTCTGGAAAAAAATCATCGCCCTGTACGAGCAGGCTGCCGAATGTGACGGCGAGGTGGTTCGTCCCAAAGAACCGAACTGGACAGCCTGGGCAAACGAAATTCGCCTGATGTGTGTACAGGATGGGCGTACTCACAAACAAATCTGCGAGATGTACAGCCGCGTCAGCCGCGATCCGTTCTGGTGCCGTAACGTGCTCAGCCCGTCGAAGCTGCGGGAAAAATGGGATGAGCTTTCCCTGCGCTTATCGCCGTCCGTCAGCACGTACACCGAAAAACGCGAGGACCCGTACTTCAAAGCCAGTTACGACAACGTGGACTACAGCCAGATCCCGACAGGATTCAGAGGGTGATCATGAGTCTGTTAAATGACGTTCAGAAATTCATTGAAGCCCATCCGGGGTGTACTTCCGGAGACATTGCGGATGCTTTTGCAGGTTACTCACGGCAGCGCGTTCTGCAGTCTGCAAGCAAGTTACGTCAGAGTGGGCGTGTGGCTCACCGTTGTGAAGGAGATACACGCAGACATTTCCCGCGCCTGACTGAGAGAGCGCAGGAACCGGAACCACAACCAGTTCGAGAAACCAGACCTGTGCGCAATTTCTATGTCGGCACTAACGATCCACGGGTGATTTTGTGCCTGACCCGCCAGGCTGAAGAACTGGAGTCCAGGGGCTTATACCGTCGTGCTGCAACCGTGTGGATGGCGGCATTCCGTGAAAGCCACTCCCAGCCAGAACGAAACAATTTTCTGGCGCGTCGTGAGCTGTGTTTACGGAAAAGCAGCAAGCGCGCTGTATCGAGTGATGAGTGGTATCTGTCAGGGAATTACGTGGGGGCGTAATGACGACGTTAACTCAATGCCAGCAGCAGGTGCTGGATATGCTGATTTCTTATCAGAAAGAGCGTGGCTTTCCGCCAACCAATCAGGAGGTGGCAACCATGCTGGGATACCGTTCAGTGAATGCAGCGGTAGAGCATCTTCGCGCACTGGAGAAAAAAGGCGTCATCACGATAAAGCGTGGCGTGGCCCGGGGGATAACGCTTCATACCGCGGTGAAGGACGACGACAGCGAGGCGGTCGGGATTATCCGCGCACTGCTTGCCGGTGAGGAAAACGCAAGGCTGCGTGCAACCCACTGGTTACATGAGAGGGGCCTGAAAGTATGAAGCTGATCCTGCCTTTTCCGCCCAGCGTGAACACGTACTGGCGACACCCCAACAAAGGGGCGTTTGCTGGTAAGAGCCTGATAAGCGCGGCGGGGCGAAAATTCCAGAGAGCAGCGTGCGCAGCAATAGTTGAGCAGTTACGTCGTCTGCCGAAACCAACGTCGGCACCTGCTTCAGTGGAGATCGTGTTGTTTCCTCCGGATAACCGGATCCGCGATCTGGACAACTATAACAAGGCGCTGTTTGACGCCCTGACCCACGCGGGTGTGTGGGAAGACGACAGCCAAGTGAAAAGAATGTTGGTGGAGTGGGGACCGGTTATCCCGGAAGGGAAGGTCGAGATCACTATCAGTAAGTACGAGAAACCGGCGGGGGCAGCCGCCTGATTAAGAGGAGAAACGAAGTATGAATAATCTGATGGTAATTGATGGTATTGAAGTTCGTCGTGATGCTTATGGGCGTTACAGCCTGAACGATCTGCACAGGGCTGCCGGTTCTCTGGATAAGCATAAGCCTGCATTCTGGCTCCGCAATGAGCAAACTGAACGTTTAATAAGCGAGTTGCAGATTTGCAACTCGGTCAATATAGAGCCAGTTAACGTTATTCGTGGCGGAAATAACCAGGGGACGTATGTCTGCAAAGAACTGGTGTATGCCTATGCAATGTGGATCAGCCCGTCATTCCATCTGAAGGTGATCCGTACTTTCGACATGGTAACCAGCGCACCGGAAAAATTATCCGGGCAGGCTGCTGACAAGATGCAGGCTGGCGTGATTCTGCTGGACTTTATGCGCCGGGAATTAAATCTGTCTAACTCTTCAGTGCTTGGTGCCTGTCAGAAACTCCAGGAGGCTGTTGGCTTACCGAATCTGGCACCGCGCTATGCCATTGATGCTCCTGCTGACGCGCCTGATGGCTCAAGCCGCCCCACGCTGTCACTGAGTGCACTGCTGAAGCAGTATGGTATCCGCCTGACAGCTAATCAGGCATATCACCAGATGGCGAAGCTGGGGATCGTTGAACAACGTGAACGATACAGCCGTACCGCGATTAATAACATCAAAAAATTCTGGTCGCTGACGGCGAAAGGCTGCATGTTCGGCAAGAACATCACCAGTCCGGCAAATCCGCGCGAGACGCAGCCACACTTCTTCGAATCCCGATTCCCTGAGCTGTTAAAGCTGCTCGATACCGTTCATTGAGGTAACCGTGAGAGCACTACTGACCCCTGAAATTGCCCCGCGTATGGGGATCGTATTGTTCAGACCCGGTTCAGAGCTGATGCCCCTGTTTATGCAGGGGCGTGTCCTGCTGGAGCCTGAGCCAGAACGTTATTCATCTTTTGCCAGTGGAGCCGTTCCGGCGGCATCACAACCGCTGGCGGATGATCCTGCCGTTCTGGCCGTGTTTCGCAATGAGGCAGTGATCCGTCGTGCTGGTGGCGTGGAATGTCTTGAAAGCTGGTTACTTCGTGAAAAAGGCTGCCAGTGGCCTCATTCCGACTGGCACAGCGAGAACATGACAACAATGCGACACGCTCCGGGCGCAATCCGTCTGTGCTGGCACTGCGATAACCAGTTGCGCGATCAGTTCACGGAACGGCTGGAATCAATGGCAACGGATAACTGTGCCCGCTGGGTGTTATCTGTTGTGCGCCGTGATCTCGGTTTTGATGATAGTCACGTTGTGACAATGCCGGAACTGTGCTGGTGGCTGGTTCGTAATGACCTGGCTGATGCCTTACCGGAAAGTGCAGCCCGTAAGGCACTGAGATTACCGAAGCCTGTTGTGCCGTCTGTCACCCGGGAAAGTGACCTTGTGCCTTCGGTTCCTGCCACCAGCATCATCCAGGATAAGGCGAAAAAGGTGCTGGCGCTGAAAGTGGATCCGGAGTCGCCGGAGTCTTTTATGTTACGCCCAAAACGTCGCCGCTGGGTTAATGAAAAGTACACGCGCTGGGTTAAGACACAGCCGTGTGCATGTTGTGGAAAGCCCGCTGATGATCCTCACCACCTGACAGGTCACGGTCAGGGTGGAATGGGAACAAAAGCGCATGACCTTTTTGTGTTGCCTTTGTGCAGAAAGCATCACTACGAGCTGCATGCGGATACCGTGGCATTTGAAGAGAAGTATGGCTCCCAGCTGGAGCTGATATTTCGTTTTATCGATCGTGCGCTGGCAATTGGCGTGCTGGCGTAAGTGGAGAACGAGCATGAACCTTGAAGCCTTACCAAAATATTACTCCCCAAAATCTCCAAAATTGAGCGATGACGCACCGGCGACAGGCTCTGGTGGTTTAACGATTACGGATGTGATGGCTGCACAGGGGATGGTGCAGTCGAAAGCACCGCTTGGGTTTGCCTTATTCCTGGCAAAAGTTGGTGTTCAGGATCCTCAGTTTGCGATTGAAGGTCTGCTCAATTACGCGATGGCACTGGATAACCCGACATTGAACAAATTGAGTGAAGAAAACCGGTTACAGATCATCCCTTACCTTGTGAATTTTGCCTTTGCTGATTATTCCAGGTCTGCGGCAAGTAAGGCTCGCTGTGAGCATTGTGCTGGTACTGGATTTCATAATGTATTGCGCGAGGTGGTGAAACACTCCAGAAGCGGGGAATCTGTTATCAAGGAAGAGTGGGTGAAGGAACTATGTCAGCATTGTCATGGTAAGGGAGAAGTCAGCACAGCGTGCAGAGGATGTAAGGGTAAAGGTATTGTCCTGGATGAAAAAAGAACCCGGCTTCATGGCACGCCTGTTTATAAGATTTGTGGGCGTTGCAATGGAAACCGGTTTAGCCGTTTACCAACCACACTGGCGCGGCATCATGTCCAGAAGCTAGTACCAGACCTGACAGATTATCAGTGGTACAAAGGATATGCAGATGTCATTGATAAACTGGTTACAAAGTGCTGGCAGGAAGAAGCATATGCTGAGGCGCAATTAAGAAAAGTGACGAGATAAATGATTTTCGCCGAAGATGGCGACATAATGCTTGCATTTTTCAAAAAATATGGATAAGATTTTTCCAACGATGGGCTTTGTATGTCTACCGTTGATAAGATTTAAGAACCCGCCGCTGAGCGGGTTTTTTTGTGCCTTGATGTTGGCAGTACGGTAAACACGCTGGTGATCGTGAATACTGACTTTTTATCTTGCTGGCTTTTTAGACAAGAGTTATTGGTATGTCATGTTAACCAGAAGGAAAAAAGACATGCTAAAACAGCAAGATATGACAGAAACGGCGAAAGTTGTTTTTAATGAATTAAGCATCGAACCGACAACGGCCGGGGAGATTGCACAAAACACATATCTTTCACGCGAACGCTGTCAGTTAATACTGACCCAGTTGGTTATGGCGGGGCTGGCAGATTACCAGTTCGTCTGTTACAGACGCCTTCAGCAATGAAGGACTTTTAATTTGTGAAAATGGGCGGCTGGTGGGTGTTGGTAGCACCTGCCAGCCATTCGCTCATGCTTACTGGTCACAAGCGAACCACGGCCCACTGCTTTAGCGCAAAAGCAGAGTGAGCCTAACAGAGTTACGCTTACTGATCCATGAAAAATACTGTAAAAATAAACAGTGTTGATTTAATCAACGCTGATTGCCTGCATTTTATTCAGTCCCTGCCTGATGATTCCATTGACCTGATTGTTACCGATCCGCCGTACTTCAAGGTGAAACCCAACGGTTGGGACAATCAGTGGAAAGGGGACGAAGATTACCTGAAGTGGCTGGACCACTGTCTGGCCCAGTTCTGGCGGGTGCTGAAACCTGCCGGAAGCCTTTACCTGTTCTGTGGACATCGCCTCGCATCTGATATCGAGATCATGATGCGTGAACGTTTCAACGTTCTTAACCATATTATCTGGGCGAAGCCGTCCGGACGATGGAACGGGTGTAATAAAGAAAGTCTGCGCGCATATTTTCCCGCAACAGAACGCGTTCTGTTTGCTGAACATTACCAGGGACCATATCGCGGCAAAAGTGACGACTATGCGGCAAAAGAAAGTCAACTCAAACAGCACATAATGGCACCGCTGATTTCGTATTTCAGGGATGCTCGTGCCGAACTGGGTATAACGGCAAAACAGATTGCCGAAGCCACTGGTAAGAAAAATATGGTTTCCCACTGGTTTGGTGCCAGTCAGTGGCAGTTGCCGAATGAGGCTGACTACCGGAAGTTGCAGGCACTGTTTTCCCGTATAGCGGCAGAGAAGTTTCAGGAACAACAACTGGAACAACCACACCACCAGCTGGTGGCATCTTATGATTCACTGAATCGCAAATATTCTGAATTGCTGGATGAGTTTAAAACTCTCCGGCGCTATTTCTCCGTATCAGTTTCCGTGCCTTATACCGACGTCTGGACGCATAAACCCGTTCAGTTCTACCCGGGTAAACATCCGTGTGAGAAGCCTGCGGATATGCTCCGGCAAATAATCAGTGCCAGTAGTCGACCAGGCGATCTGGTTGCTGATTTCTTTATGGGATCCGGTTCCACAATAAAAGCGGCAATGGCGCTGGGGCGTCGGGCGTTAGGTGTTGAACTTGAGTCAGAGCGGTTTAATCAGACGGTGAAAGAGGTAAGTGAACTGGTGGGGAAATAATTCTGGTGGCCACGTTGCGTGGCCTTTTTATTTCCAACACAGCACCCGCAAATAATCGCGAGGTGAGAGATGACGAAATGCCTCATAACCCAAATACCTGGCCAGACTGGCTGGAGTTGTTTCAGAGCTGGTGGCGTGGAGATACGCCACTGGGCGCAGTGATTATGTCGATCGTTATGGCTGGCTTGCGCATTGCCTATTTTGGCAGTGGTGGTGGCTGGAAGCGAAAAACGCTCGAGATCTTGCTCTGTGGTGCTCTGACGCTGACCTTTGCATCCGCTCTTGAGTATGTCGGATGGCCTAAATCGCTTTCTGTTGCCATTGGTGGCGGCGTTGGGCTGATCGGTGTCGATGCTATTCGTGGGGCTGCAATGCGAGTAATCGGTAACAAATTTGGTAGTTCTAAGGAGTAATTTATGCAGGCACTAAATCCCCAGCGTAAAGCTTTCCTTGATATGGTGGCATGGTCAGAAGGAACGGATAACGGGCGACAACCGACACGTAACCACGGTTATGATGTTATTGTTGGTGGCGAACTGTTCACTGATTACTCCGATCACCCTCGCAAACTTGTCAAGCTAAACTCCAAACTCAAATCAACAGCCGCCGGACGTTACCAGCTTCTTTCCCGTTGGTGGGATGCTTACCGTAAACAGCTTGGTTTGAAAGACTTCTCCCCCAAAAGCCAGGACGCAGTGGCATTGCAGCAGATTAAAGAGCGTGGCGCTTTACCTATGATTGATAGCGGCGATATTCGTCAGGCAATCGACCGTTGCAGCAATATATGGGCTTCATTACCCGGTGCAGGTTACGGTCAGTATGAACATAAAATCGGTGACCTGATTGCCCGATTTAAAGAGGCTGGTGGGGTGGTAAATGAAGTTGAGTTATAAACTGACTATCTCTGCTTTCTTCTTTACTGTTATTGGCTCTTTCATCTGGTCAGCGAATCACTACTACAGCAAATATCAGCACGAAAAGAAACGTGCTGATGAGGCTGTACAAAATGCCAAATCGGCAACTGCCATTACCAATAACGTCCTGCAATCACTGCAAATCGTCAATACAGTACTGGAGGCTAACCAGCATGCAAAACAGCAGATCGCACTGGAGTCACAGAGAACCCAGGAAGATATCAAAATGGCTGTTGCGGATGATGATTGTGCTTCACGTGCTGTGCCTGCTGCCGCTGCTGACCGGTTGCGGAAGTACGCGGACAGTTTACGTGAGCGTTCCGGTGGCACCACTGCCACCCAGCCTGACTTCTGATACTCCTGTACCGTTTATACCTAATCCGCTGACGTATGGTGCCAGTCTGGAGCTGAATGTGAGTCTGTTGTCTGCGCTGGCTAACTGCAATCGGGATAAAGCTGATATTCGTAAAATAGATGCAGAGAGAACTAACCATTAAGCAATAAAATTGTCAAATTAATCAGTTGTCAAATGAATATACGTTAAAGGTATATGTCGACATAATTTCACCAAGTACCTCAATACATACACTTTTTTTATGAAAATTACTGGGAAATGAACTTAGCTCCTCAAGACATTGCACATAAGTGCTGATATCACTTGCATCACGTTCAAGGAATTTCACTTGACCAAAAGAAGGAGTTTTAATCTTGGTTCTTTGCTGGATTATATGGATAAAGTGTGTAGTTGGTGAAACTATTACTCTTGAAATATCGGAAATGATGTCTTCTTGAACTTGCCGATAAAGTAAATCCTTTGGGTAATGGTGTTTTATCTCGATGGTTGCAACATTGCCATTATGTTCAGACGTTAATATCGACTGGTTATAAAGTGATATGTCAACAGCGCCGATACCGAGTTTTGGATGCTCACTTAAAGCAGTTAGTGTGCTGATTTGATTGAGTATAACAACTAACTCATCACGTATTTGTGTTTCATGTTTGCGATTGTAGAAGTAGCCATTCAGTTCATTTAACTTTTTATGCATCCTATCGTGACTAATTGCTTCGATCAGTAAATCCTGAATCATACTTTTCTCTAGGTAATCCGAACGGTTGTAAGTGACAGTATTGTGCTGGCATGTCATTAATATGTAAAGGTATTGTGAATGCCAGAAAGATAACGAAGTATCATCGATAGAAAAACTTTACAGCCCACTCGTAAACAGCTTTGTAAATCGGTTCATGGTAAATACTATCGATACTATTCAGATGTGCGATCATCGCCTCCACAGTTGTAGTGGTTGTTTCTAATATTTCGATTATTGCAGGGCGGTCATCATCTTCATCGAAGTATTCGAACAGCAGTACAGGTTTACCATGCAATTCAGCATCTGAGACTCTAAGGTTACAACTACCGCTCAACTCAAAGTGAATTTTGTAATTACCTTCTACAGAATGGCCTACGGGGAAAAAGTATAGGGTGTCATCTTTGTTCAAAAGCCATTCCCATTCATAACTATTCATTTGTGAACTCCTGTTCATTGAGTTTCAACAACTATCAACTACATCCAGCGAAGCATAAAAGATCGTTTATGGCAAAACCGGAATGGAGTGCGATTCGATTCTGAGAAGGGTGCCACGTATCGTACGCGAACCATCCAAGAGGATTATGCAATGCCCCTACGAACCCCAAAAGCCTGCCGCGTTCGCGGTTGCCGTAATACCACTACAGACCCGTCAGGCTACTGCGAAAGCCACAAAAACGAAGGCTGGAAACAATACAAGCCGGGGCAATCTCGTCATCAGCGCGGTTATGGTTCGAAGTGGGATGTTATCCGCGCGCGTGTGCTGAAGCGTGACAAAGGTTTATGTCAATTATGTCTGCATGCTGGTGTGGTGGGTGAGGCGAAAACCGTTGACCACATCATTCCCAAAGCGCATGGCGGCACCGATGCCGACAGTAACCTGCAGAGTCTGTGCTGGCCGTGTCATAAGGCGAAGACGGCCCGTGAACGGCTGAAGTAAGAACCAGTTCCCATTGCCAGAGGGGAGGGGCGGGTCAAATCCCTGTGACCTGACGTCTTCCGGACTGCCCGCCCCATCGTTTTTTTATACCCGCGAAAAATGAAATTTAACCAGGAGTGCCGCATATGGCTGGAACGGCGGGGCGTTCCGGGCGTCGCCCCAAGCCAACGGCGCGCAAGGCGCTGGCCGGAAACCCCGGCAAGCGAGCCCTGAACAAAGATGAACCTGTTTTTACGCCCATCAAAGGTGTTGAGCCACCGGAGTGGTTCGCTGAAGAAGATCTCCCTCTCGCCACGATCATGTGGCAACTGACAACCAAAGAACTCTGCGGTCAGGGCCTGCTGTGCGTGACTGACCTGGCGGTACTTGAGCGGTGGTGCGTGGCCTATGAGTTCTGGCGACGTGCCGTGAAAAATATTGCCAGACAGGGCAACACCATCACCGGTGCAATGGGCGGCATGGTCAAAAATCCGGAGCTGACCGCCAAAAAAGAACAGGAGTCCGAGATGAGCAGTACGGGGGCAATGCTCGGACTCGACCCCAGCAGCCGCCAGCGTCTGATTGGCCTGGCGGGGCAGAAGAAAGCCACTAACCCGTTTCTGAAAATTATCGAATCATGAGCCGGAAATCTTACCCCAACGTAAATGCTGCCAATCAGTATGCCCGGGATGTCGTGCGCGGAAAGATTGTGGCCTGCCAGTTTGTGATTCAGGCCTGCCAGCGCCATCTTGATGACCTGATGGCGGAAAAAAGTAAGTCGTTTCGTTACCGCTTCGACAAGGACCTGGCTGAACGGGCCGCCAAATTTATTCAGCTGTTGCCGCACACCAAGGGTGAGTGGGCATTCAAGAGGATGCCCATCACGCTGGAGCTGTGGCAGCTCTTTGTGATCTGCTGCGCGTTTGGCTGGGTCAATAAAGGCTCCCGGCTGCGCCGCTTCCGGGAGGTGTATACCGAAATCCCCCGTAAGAACGGCAAATCAGCAATCTCTGCCGGTGTCGCCCTGTATTGTTTTGCCTGTGATAACGAGTTCGGCGCGGAAGTGTATTCCGGTGCCACGACGGAGAAACAGGCATGGGAAGTCTTTCGTCCGGCAAGACTGATGTGTAAACGCACACCCATGCTGACGGAAGCGTTCGGGATTGAGGTTAACGCCTCAAACATGAATCGTCCGGAGGATGGCGCGCGGTTTGAACCGCTGATCGGTAACCCCGGTGATGGTTCATCACCCCACTGTGCGGTGGTGGATGAATATCACGAGCACGCCACCGATGCGCTTTACACCACGATGCTTACCGGGATGGGGGCGCGACGTCAGCCACTGATGTGGGCCATTACTACTGCCGGGTACAACATTGAGGGGCCGTGCTACGACAAGCGACGGGAAGTTATCGAGATGCTCAACGGGTCGGTACCCAACGATGAACTGTTCGGGATCATCTATACCGTTGACGAAGGCGATAACTGGACCGACCCGCAGGTGCTGGAAAAAGCTAACCCGAATATTGGCGTGTCGGTTTATCGCGAATTTTTGTTAAGTCAGCAGCAGCGTGCGAAAAATAACGCCCGTCTGGCAAACGTCTTTAAAACAAAACACCTCAATATCTGGGTGTCGGCGCGTTCGGCGTATTTCAACCTGGTGAGCTGGCAGAGCTGCGAGGATAAATCACTGACCCTTGAGCAGTTCGAGGGGCAGCCGTGCATTCTGGCCTTTGACCTGGCGCGTAAGCTGGATATGAACAGCATGGCGCGACTTTATACCCGCGAGATTGACGGTAAAACGCATTACTACAGTGTGGCCCCGCGTTTCTGGGTACCGTATGACACGGTGTACAGCGTCGAGAAAAATGAAGATCGACGGACAGCCGAACGCTTTCAGAAATGGGTGGAAATGGGCGTTCTGACCGTTACCGATGGTGCGGAGGTGGATTATCGCTACATCCTCGAGGAGGCCAAAGCGGCGAACAAAATCAGCCCGGTCAGTGAGTCACCCATCGACCCCTTCGGGGCGACCGGGTTGTCACATGACCTTGCTGATGAAGACCTGAACCCCATCACTATCATTCAGAACTACACCAACATGTCCGACCCGATGAAAGAGCTGGAAGCGGCAATTGAATCGGGGCGCTTTCATCATGATGGCAATCCCATCATGACCTGGTGTATCGGCAACGTGGTCGGCAAAACCATTCCGGGTAACGATGATGTGGTGAAGCCCGTCAAAGAGCAGGCGGAAAACAAAATCGATGGTGCAGTGGCGCTGATTATGGCGGTTGGCAGAGCCATGCTGTACGGGAAAGAAGACACGCTGTCTGACCACATTGAGTCCTATGGGATCCGCTCGCTTTAACTGAGGTAATTATGATCATGCTGATTCTCGCGCCTCTGGTGGGCGTGCTGGGGGCGCTTTTGCTGGCGTATGGTGCCTGGCTGATTTATCCCCCGGCGGGGTTTGTTGTTGCCGGGGCGTTGTGCCTGTTCTGGTCGTGGCTGGTGGCGCGATATCTCGACCGTACACAGTCGTCTGTCGGCGGAGGTAAATAGTGTTCTTTTCGGGATTATTTCAACGAAAAAGTGACGCACCGGTGACCACGCCAGCAGAGCTGGCGGAGGCTATCGGGTTGTCCTACGACACCTATACCGGAAAGCAGATCAGCAGCCAGCGGGCCATGCGACTGACGGCGGTTTTTTCCTGTGTCAGGGTGCTGGCGGAGTCGGTCGGGATGTTGCCCTGCAACCTGTATCACCTGAACGGCAGCCTGAAGCAGAGAGCCACTGGCGAACGTCTGCATAAGCTGATCTCCACGCATCCCAATGGCTATATGACGCCGCAGGAGTTCTGGGAGCTGGTGGTCACCTGTCTGTGCCTGCGGGGAAACTTTTACGCCTACAAAGTGAAAGCATTTGGCGAAGTGGCTGAACTGCTGCCCGTCGATCCCGGCTGTGTGGTACCGAAGCTTAACAGTAGCTGGGAGCCGGTCTATCAGGTCACATTCCCGGATGGCTCCACGGATGTACTGAGCCAGGAAGATATCTGGCATGTGCGCACGCTGACGCTGGACGGACTGGTGGGGCTGAATCCCATCGCCTATGCCCGCGAGGCAATATCGCTGGCGGCAGCGACCGAAGAGCACGGGGCCAGACTGTTCAGCAATGGCGCGGTGACGTCGGGTGTGTTGCGTACAGAGCAGACGCTGTCAGATCAGGCTTATGAGCGCCTGAAGAAAGATTTTGAGGAGCGTCACACCGGGCTTGGCAATGCTCACCGCCCGATGATCCTTGAGATGGGGCTGGACTGGAAGTCGATGGCGCTGAACGCCGAGGACAGCCAGTTCCTGGAAACCCGCAAGTTTCAGCTTGAAGAAATCTGTCGTCTGTTCCGGGTGCCATTGCACATGGTGCAGAACACCGATCGCGCCACCTTCAACAATATCGAAGAGCTGGGGCTGGGATTTATCAACTATTCACTGGTGCCGTATCTGACCCGCATTGAGCAGCGGATCAACACCGGACTGGTACGAAAAAGTAAGCAGGGCGTTTATTACGCCAAATTTAACGCCGGGGCCTTACTGCGTGGGGATATGAAGTCCCGTTTTGAAGCCTACGCTACCGGGATCAACTGGGGAATTTACTCTCCCAATGACTGCCGCGACCTGGAAGATATGAATCCGCGTCCCGGTGGTGATGTCTATCTCACACCGATGAACATGACCACGAAACCCTCCGATGGCAGTAAAGCCGGTAAGCAGAAGGATAACGCCAATGCAGACGAAACAACGTCTTGATGTACCGCTGAGTCTGAAATCTGTCAGTGACTCCGGTGAGTTTGAAGGGTATGGCTCCGTCTTTGGTGTAAAGGACAGCCACGATGATGTGGTGATGTCAGGGGCATTTGCCGCTTCCCTGCGGGCGTGGAGTGACAGAAAAGCGTTACCTGCGCTGCTCTGGCAGCACCGCATGGATGAACCCATCGGTGTTTACACCGAAATGAAGGAAGACGATGTCGGGCTTTACGTCAGGGGACGGTTGCTTATTGATGATGATCCCCTCGCAAAACGCGCACATGCACACATGAAGGCCGGTTCGTTAACCGGCCTTTCTATTGGGTACGTCCTGAAAGACTGGGAATACGACCGGACGAAAGAAGCCTTTCTGCTGAAAGAAATCGACCTCTGGGAAGTCAGTCTGGTGACGTTCCCGTCTAACGACGAGGCGCGGATCAGCGACGTCAAGAACGCGCTGGCCCGCGGGGAAATCCCCGAACAGAAAAAAATCGAAAGAGTCCTGCGTGATGTCGGACTCTCCCGTACCCAGGCCAAAGCATTCATGGCCGGGGGCTATGGCGCACTGTCCCTGCGCGACGCTGAGGATGTGAGCTCTGCACTGAATGCACTGAAAAATCTGAACTTCTAATCAGGAGAAATACGATGGCGGTAGATATTAAAGATGTCGAACAGGTCGCGCAGGAGCTGCAGCAGAAGTTTGACGACTTCAAAGCAAAGAACGACAAGCGCGTGGATGCGATTGAGCAGGAAAAAGGCAAGCTTGCCGGGCAGGTGGAAACCCTGAACGGGAAACTCAGCGAGCTGGAAAATCTCAAAAGCGACCTTGAAAAAGAGCTGCTTGAGCTGAAACGTCCGGCAGGTGGAGCGCAAAATAAACTGGCCACCGAGCATAAAGAGGCGTTTGTGGGCTTCCTGCGTAAAGGCCGTGAAGACGGTCTGCGCGATCTGGAGCGTAAGGCATTGCAGGTGGGCACCGATGAAGACGGTGGCTACGCCGTGCCGGAAGAACTGGATCGCAACATTCTTAACCTGCTGAAAGATGAAGTGGTGATGCGTCAGGAAGCCACGGTGATCACCGTTGGCGGCTCCGACTACAAAAAACTGGTGAATCTGGGCGGTACGGCTTCCGGATGGGTTGGCGAGACTGACGCGCGATCCCAGACTGCCACCTCCAGACTGGAGCTGATTGAACCTCTCATGGGGGAAATCTACGGCAACCCGCAGGCTACCCAGAAAATGCTGGACGATGCCTTCTTCAACGTGGAGGCATGGATCAACAGCGAGCTGGCAACCGAATTTGCCGAACAGGAAGAAATTGCCTTTACCTCAGGCGATGGCACCAAGAAGCCGAAAGGGTTCCTGGCGTATGAATCCACTGATGAAACCGACAAGGTCCGGGCGTTCGGCAAACTTCAGCATATTGTATCCGGCGAAGCGACCGCGGTGACCGCAGACGCCATTATCAAACTGATTTACACGCTGCGTAAGGCACACCGCACTGGCGCGAAGTTCATGATGAACAACAACAGCCTGTTTGCCATCCGTCTGCTTAAAGACAGCGAGGGTAACTATCTGTGGCGTCCAGGGCTGGAACTGGGGCAGCCGTCCTCTCTGGCGGGTTACGGTATCGCTGAAAACGAACAGATGCCGGATATCGCCGCTGATGCGAAAGCCATTGCATTTGGTAACTTCAAACGGGGTTACACCATCGTTGACCGTATCGGCACCCGCATTCTGCGTGACCCGTACACCAATAAACCGTTTGTCGGTTTTTATACCACCAAGCGCACCGGCGGGATGCTGGTCGATTCGCAGGCCATCAAACTGCTGAAGATTGCAGCGGCGTAATCATTCAGGGGCGCGGAACCGCGCCCCCTGTTTTGACGGGTGAAGAATCATGATACTGAAACAAGATCTGAAATGGTCACCGGACGGTATGCGTGTTGAGGTCATTCGGGCCGGTGAGTATGACGACGGGGCGCTTCCTGCCCGGGTGCAGGAGATTGCACTTCAGGCCGGGTTAGCAGAGCGCGGAATCAGTGCAAAAAGCAGTAAAGCGGCAAAAGAGAAAAAAGCCACGACCAGTAAAGAGGGCTGAGTATGCTTCTGACAATGGAAGAGATTAAAGCCCAACTCCGGCTGGATGAGGATTTCGATGCTGATGACCGCCATCTGCAACTGCTGGCCTGTGCGGCACAAAAGCGGACGGAAACGTATCTGAACCGGAAGCTCTATGCACCGGATAAAACCATTCCGGACAGCGATCCGGACGGGCTGCACCTGCCGGATGATATTCGTCTGGGGATGCTGATGCTTATCAGCCATTTTTACGAAAACCGCTCGTCGGTTACGGAAGTGGAGAAACTCGACATGCCGCAGAGTTTTGGCTGGCTTGTCGGCCCGTACAGGTACTTTCCGCAATGAAAATTCGTCAGGCGCAGACCAGCGCAACCTACATTCTGCCTGACCCAGGCGAGCTGAATAAACGCGTCCTGATCCGCCAGCGGGTGGATATGCCTGCGGATAACTTTGGCGTGGAGCCTCAATACCCGGTTGCGTTCCGGGCATGGGCGAAGGTTGTCCAGACCAGTGCCACCACCTGGCAGGAAACTGCGCAGACCGGGGACGCCATCACCCATTACATCACCATTCGTTACCGCCGGGGGATCACCGCTGATTATGAGGTGGTCTGCGGTGACAGTGTGTACCGGGTGAAACGTCAGCGCGATCTGAACGGGGCGCGGCGCTTTCTGCTGCTGGAGTGTACGGAGCTGGGCGAATGTAGGCAGAGTCACGGAGGCAGCAATGGCGACTCCCTTTTTTCACGTTGATGTTCAGCAGCCCGCCGAGATGCGCTTTAACCGCGCCCGTGTCCGGCGGGCGTTTGTCACGATTGGGCAGCGTCATATGCGTGATGCCCGTCGGCTGGTGATGCGCCGTGCGCGGTCGGCACCGGGTGAAAACCCCGGTTATCAGACCGGACGCCTGGCTCGTTCGATTGGTTATATGGTGCCGAGAGCCAGTAAAAAGCGAGCCGGTTTTATGACACGCATTGCCCCTAACCAGCGCAACGGGAAGGGGAACCGGATGATCTCTGGTGACTTCTATCCGGCGTTTCTGTTTTTTGGTGTCCGGGGAGGAGCAAAACGTCGTCGTAGTCATCATCGTGGTGCATCCGGTGGCAGCGGCTGGCGACTGGCTCCACGTAATAACTTCATGGTGGAAACTCTTGAAAAGAACCGCAGCTGGACACGCTATTTTCTGGCGCGGGAATTGCGTAAATCACTGAAGCCGGAGCGACGACACAGATGAAACTGACGCCTGTTATTGCTGCACTGCGTGCCCGCTGTCCGTATTTTGAAAACCGGGTTGCAGGCGCGGCCCAGTTCAAAAATCTGCCGGAGGTCGGAAAGCTGAAGCTCCCGGCGGCATATGTGGTACCGGGTGATGACTCTCCGGGAGAAAACAAAAGCCAGACCGACTACTGGCAGGAGCTGAAAGAGGGCTTCTCCGTGGTTGTCATACTGAGTAACGGGCGTGATGAGCGCGGTCAGTTTGCCTCGTATGATGTGGTGGACGATGTCCGGCAGATGCTCTTTAAGGCTCTGCTGGGCTGGAACCCGGAAGCGTGCGGTAACCCGATTACCTATGACGGCGGTACGCTGCTGGATCTGAATCGTCATGAGCTGATTTATCAGTTCGATTTTTCGGTCATCAGCGAGCTGACTGAAGACGATACCCGCCAGCAGGATGACCTGAACAGTCTGGATGAACTGCGAACGCTGGCGATTGATGTTGATTATCTCGATCCCGGTAACGGGCCTGACGGCGATATCGAACATCACACCGAAATAACCCTTCCTTCCTGAGAATCATCATGTTTGTGAAACCTGTTAAAGGGCGGTCAGTGCCTGACCCTGCCCGCGGCGACCTTTTGCCCGCCGAAGGGCGAAATGTTGACGAGAACAACTACTGGCTGCGCCGTGAAGCAGCGGGTGATATCCGGCGCGTGAATAAAAAGGTGAATACCGATGACGATAAGCTTTAACACCATTCCGTCGAATACGCTGGTTCCGTTGTTTTATGCGGAAATGGATAACCAGGCGGCGAATACTGCACAGGACAGCGGAGCATCGCTGCTGATTGGTCATGCCAATAACGGTGCAGAGATTGTTGCCAACAGTCTGGTACTGATGCCGTCGGCAGACTATGCACGCCAGATTTGTGGTGCGGGAAGTCAGCTGGCGCGTATGGTCGAGGCTTATCGCCAGACTGACCCGTTTGGCGAGCTGTATGTGATTGCCGTTCCTGAATCCACAGGCGCGGCGGCAACAGTTACGCTGACGGTGACCGGGGCAGCAACCGAAACCGGCACGGTGAATGTTTATGTGGGACGTACCCGCGTGCAGGCACCGGTGACCAACGGCGATAACGTCGCGACGATTGCCAGCAGTATCAAAGATGCCATCAATGCCGTTCCGGCCCTGCCGTTTACGGCCTCATCTTCGGCTGGTGTGGTTACACTGACCGCTCGCCATAAGGGGCTTTGCGGGAATGAAATTCCTGTCAGCCTCAATTACTACGGCTTCGGTGGGGGCGAAGTGCTGCCAGCGGGCGTACAGATTGCCGTGGTGACGGGGAACGCCGGAACGGGCGCTCCTGTTCTCACCGGCGCGGTGGCTGCAATGGCGGATGAGCCGTTTGATTATATCGGCCTGCCGTTCAACGACACGGCCTCCGTTAACACGCTGGTGACCGAGATGAACGATACCAGCGGTCGCTGGAGCTATGCGCGTCAGCTGTATGGTCATGTGTATACGGCAAAGATCGGCACGCTGTCAGAACTGGTGACCGCAGGTGACCAGTTTAACCAGCAGCACATTACCCTGGCGGGGTACGAAAAAGACACCCAGACGCCTGCCGACGAGCTGGCGGCAAGCCGTACCGCCCGCGCAGCGGTGTTTATCCGCAACGATCCGGCACGTCCCACGCAGACCGGTGAGCTGGTGGGTATGCTGCCTGCGCCGAAGGGGAAACGGTTCACGATGACCGAGCAGCAGACCCTGCTGTCTCATGGCGTGGCAACGGCGTATGTCGAAAGCGGGGTGCTGCGCATTCAGCGTGATGTCACCACGTACAGGAAAAATGCTTACGGGGTTGCGGATAACAGCTACCTCGACAGCGAGACGCTGCATACCAGTGCGTATGTACTGCGCAAACTGAAATCCGTCATTACCAGTAAGTACGGGCGTCACAAGCTTGCCAGCGACGGTACCCGCTTTGGTCCCGGTCAGGCGATTGTCACCCCGGCGGTAATCAAAGGGGAACTGCTGGCAACCTACCGTCAGCTTGAGCGTGCGGGGATCGTGGAAAACTACGAACTGTTTAAGCAGTACCTGGTTGTGGAGCGTGATGCCAGCGATCCGAACCGCCTGAACACGCTGTTCCCGCCTGACTATGTTAACCAGTTGCGTGTTTTTGCCGTGGTTAACCAGTTCCGTCTTCAGTATTCAGAGGAGTCTGCATAATGGCCCGTATCGGGGGAACCTGTTATTTCAAAATTGACGGTCAGCAGCTATCGCTGACCGGCGGCATTGAGGTGCCCATGAACAGGACGGTCAATGATGACATCATCGGCCTGGACGGTTCAGTGGACCGCAAGGAAACTCACCGTGCGCCTTATGTCAAAGGGACCTTCAAGGTGCCGAAGAATTTTCCGGTGAGCAAAATCACCTCGTCTGATGAGATGACCATCACTGCCGAGCTGGCGAACGGTCAGGTCTATGTATTGTCGTCCGCCTGGCTGCACGGAGAAGCGAACCATAATGCCGAAGAAGGCACGGTTGATCTTGAGTTCCACGGTGAAGAAGGGGATTACCAGTAATGAAAGAGCTTGAGTTAAAGAAACCGATTATCGCTCATGGTGAGACACTCTCCGTACTGGAGTTTGATGAACCCACCGGGAAGGATGTCCGCGAGCTGGGGTATCCCTACCAGATGAATCAGGATGAGTCCGTCAGACTTCTGGCGCATGTGGTGTCGAAATACATTGTGCGGCTGGCGAAAGTGCCGCAAAGCTCTGTCGACCAGATGTCTCCGGCAGACCTGAATGCAGCGGCGTGGCTTGTGGCTGGTTTTTTCCTCCAGGCCTGACGGCTGAATACCTCACTGATCGCTTCTTTGACTGCGCCAGCTACTGGCGCATTAATCCCTTCGAATTGCTGAATATGCCGATCAGTGAAATTCCCTTGCTGGTCAGTCAGGCAAACAGGATAGAGCAGGAGAAACGCACACATGGCTGAATTTGAGCTTAAGGCGTTGATCACCGGTGTCGACAGGCTTTCTCCCGCGCTGTCGAAAATGCAAAAGAAAATCCGGGGATTTAAACGCCAGGCGGAAGAAGCGTCACAGGGTGGGCTGGCGCTTGGTGGCGGACTGGCAGCGGGTCTGACGCTTTCCCTGAAATCTTATGCTGATCAGGAAAACGCCGCCACCGGGCTGAAAGTCGCCATGATGGATGCGAACGGCGAGGTTGGAAAGAGCTTTCAGGACATCAATAAACTGGCTATTGGCCTGGGTAACCAGCTACCCGGTACAACGGCTGATTTCCAGAACATGATGCAGATGCTGGTGCGTCAGGGGATCCCGGCAGAAAACATTCTTGGTGGTGTGGGTAAAGCGACAGCTTATCTTGCGGTACAACTGAAAAAAACACCGGAAGCGGCTGCTGAGTTTGCCGCAAAGATGCAGGATGCTACCGGAACGGCCTCAGAAGACATGATGGGGCTGTTCGACACAATTCAGAAGGCGTTTTATCTGGGCGTGGACGATACCAACATGCTGTCATTCTTCACTAAAACCAGCTCTGTTCTGAAGATGGTGAATAAGGACGGTCTTCAGGCTGCACAGAGTCTTGCCCCCATCAGTGTCATGATGGATCAGATGGGGATGAACGGGGAGTCGGCAGGTAATGCCCTGCGAAAAGTTATCCAGTCCGGATTAAGCGTTAAGAAAATCAGGGACGTCAATAAAATCATGGCCCGCCAGAAACTCGGGGTACAGCTCGATTTTACTGATGGCAAAGGGAGTTTTGGCGGTCTTGATAACATGTTCAGGCAACTGGCAAAGCTGCGAAAACTGACCGACGTTAAGCGAACCGGTGTACTTAAGGCAATATTTGGTGATGATGCCGAAACCCTTCAGGTGGTCAATGCACTAATCGATAAAGGAAAGGATGGCTACGATCAGATCCAGCAGAAGATGAATAAACAGGCCAGCCTGAATAAACGTGTTCAGGCTCAGCTTGGTACGCTGTCCAACCTGTGGGAGGCAATGACGGGGACCGCAACTAACGGCCTTGCGGCTATTGGCGGCGCATTTTCTGGTGACGCTAAGAACATCACGCAGTGGCTGGGGGAGTTGGGGGAGAAATTCACGAAGTTTGCGGATGAAAATCCCCGGGTTATTCGCGGCGTCGTCGGGCTTGCTGCCGGTCTTGCGATTCTGAAACTGGGATTGATGGGCGTGGGCAGTGCCATCAGCATTGTCAGCAGGATCATGTCGATGACGCCGATTGGCATGATTGCGACGGCGATAGCCCTGGCTGCGGGATTAATTATCACTAACTGGGATGTTGTCGGACCTTATTTCAAGAAGCTCTGGGAAACCATTGGTCCTTATTTTGAGGCTGGCTGGGAACTCCTTAAGAAAGTTTTTGCCTGGTCGCCGCTGGGGATGGTGATCAATAACTGGGGACCGGTTGTTAAGTGGTTTCAGGATATGTGGGATAAGCTGAAGCCGATTATTGAATGGTTTACCGACAGTTCCGGTGACACGGTCGATACCATTAACTCGGCGCAGTGGGGCGCGGGTGCTTATGATGCTTATGGGACGGGAATACCGGCACGGGGATACACGCCTTATCCGGCGGTGGATCCGGCTCAGGCAAACAACGCCTCCGATGCCACAGGCTCGAATCCCTTCATGATTAATAAAGCTACCGCGCCAAAAGTTGATGGTGAGATCAAGGTATCATTTATAAATATGCCACCAGGTATGCGGGTTACGGAAACACGCTCCAGTGGCATTGATATAAATCACGATGTTGGCTATACCCGATTTTGGTAGCCAGGATTCCCCTCACATGTATTGCTGGTTGTAAGTCATAAATAGAGTGATAGAATTAATGCACATTTAGAAAAATGTTAATAGGCGAAAAATGAAAGGCTATATCACAGCAAGTGTAATTCTTGGAGCAGCGGCTATTTTTTCATCTCTCATAATCTCTGGCAACATCTCCTTTAAAGATGAACATATTATTCAGTTATCTGGAGGAGCCATAAAACTTGGTGATGTTTATAAAGAAAATAAATTGATAAGTGCAAAGATTATTTTTCCAGATAATCAGGGTGAACAGATTCTTGTTGTCGACGGCAATCCTGAAAACTTTAAGGAGGATTTTCAGGAGAAATTAAATAAAGTAATAAAAACTTTAAATGCGTCAAAGAAAAAAGATGAAGAGAAAGTTAGCCTGGATAATTTAAGTGTTATTGAAGAGTCTAAACTAGAGCTCGTTTCTGCGGTGCGTTACTCTGCTCAGTATGTTCCTATGTTTACTCTGACGCTGGACAAAAAAGAAATTACCATGCCTAAAAATACGGTAATATTTCCATTTGCCAGCGATGAAACAGCTAAGTATTTAAATGAACAACAGCAAAAGTATAAAGATTCGTTGTTTCTGACTCGCTAATTAATAAAATTCATTACAAGGCCACCTTCTAATAGGTGGCTTTTTTATTTTCGGAGTGTATATGACGTGGAAAGACAGGCTTCAGGATGCGTCATTTCGAGGTGTGCCGTTTAAGGTTGAAGAAGAAAGTGCGGGAACCGGCCGTCGTGTGGAAACACACGAATATCCGAACCGCGACAAACCCTATACCGAAGATCTGGGAAAAGTCACTTTCCGCCCGTCCATCACGGCTTATGTGGTGGGAGATGACTGCTTTGACCAGCGCGATCGCCTGATTGACGCGCTGAATAAACCCGGTCCCGGCACGCTTGTCCACCCGACATACGGTGAGCTGAAAGTCTGTGTTGACGGGGAAGTTCGGGTCAGCACATCGAAGAGTGAAGGGCGTATTGTCCGCTTTGACCTGAAGTTTGTCGAAGCGGGAGATCTCTCTTACCCCACATCAGGCGTGGCGACGGCGCAGACGCTGATGTCATCCTGTTCTGCACTGGATGACTGCATCAGTGACAGCTTCAGCGGTTTCAGTATCGATGGCGTGGCGGATTTTGTGCAGAACGACGTTATCGGTAATGCCAGCACAATGCTTGGGTATGTTTCTGATGCGATGAAAGTGGTGGATTCTGCCGTATCGGATGCCGCCAGGCTGTTGCAGGGGGATATCTCGGTACTTCTGCCGCCACCATCGTCAGGCAAAAATTTCGTTGAGCAGGTGCAGAAAATGTGGCGTACCGGGAAACGCCTTTATGGTAACGCCAGCGACCTGGTCACCATGATCAAAACGCTTTCCGGTGTCAGCCTCGGCAGCGATCTGCAACCGCGCGGCGTCTGGAAAACGGACAGTAAAACCACCGCCACGGCGACGCAGCAGCGTAATGTGGTTGCCAGCACTCTTCGTACGACCGCAATCAGCGAAGCGGCGTATGCCGTCACCCGATTGCCTGCGCCAACAACTTCCGCGGTGATGCAGAATGCCACAGTGGGGCAGTCAACAACACCCGCGCAGAGCACCGGCTGGCCTTCTGTCACGCATCCGGCACTGAACAATGCACCGGCGGTGAAAAACACGGTTGACCTGCCAACGTGGGAAGAACTGACCGACATTCGCGACACACTGAATACGGCAATTGATAAGGAGTTGTCCCGTACAACCAGTGATGCGCTGTTTCTGGCGCTGCGCCGGGTGAAAGCAGATCTGAATGCGGATATCAACACGCGCCTTGAACAGTCTGCACGGATCATTCAGCGCACGCCGGATGAGGTTTTACCCGCGCTGGTGCTGGCGGCGACCTGGTTTGATAACGCGGCGCGTGACGCGGACATTATCCGGCGTAATGCCATTACGCATCCCGGCTTTGTGCCGGTGATCCCTCTGAAGGTGCCAGTGCAATGAATGACAATGTCACGCTACGGGTAAATGGCCGGGAGTGGAATGGCTGGACATCGGTGCGCATCGGTGCCGGTGTTGAACGACTGGCGCGGGATTTCAGTGTGGAGATCACCCGCCAGTGGCCGGGAGATGAGGGTATTACCACGCTTCAGCCGCGCATTAAAAACGGTTCAAAAGTGGAAGTGCTGATTGGTGATGAGCTGGTGATCACCGGCTGGGTGGAGGCGACGCCCGTTCGTTACGATGCCCGTTCGGTCAGCACCGGTATTGCCGGACGTAGTCTGACCGCTGATCTGATTGACTGTGCAGCCGAACCGACACAGTTTAACGGACGATCGCTGGTACAGATTGCGCAGGCGCTTGCTGCGCCTTTCGGCATTGAGGTGGTGAACAGCGGTGCGCCGTCGGGTGTTATTCCTGATGTCCAGCCTGATCACGGTGAAACGGTGATTGAGGTGATCAACAAAATACTCGGTCAGCAGCAGGCGCTGGCTTACGATGACCCGCACGGCAGGCTGGTGATTGGCGGTATTGGCTCAACGCGGGCACATACCGCGCTGGTACTCGGGGAAAACATCCTTTCCTGCGATACGGAGAAGAGTATCCGGGAGCGGTTTTCTGTTTACCAGGTGGCGGGGCAGCGTGCCGGAAACGATGATGATTTCGGTGAGGCCACCACCACCGCGCTGCGGGCCCGCACAGAGGACGCATTTATTGCCCGTTACCGTCCGATGTATATCAGGCAGACAGGGCAGGCTACGGGGGCAGGCTGTATTGCGCGTGCTGACTTTGAAGCCCGGCAACGGGCGGCGCGGACGGATGAAACCACCTATGTGGTGCAGGGCTGGCGACAGGGTAACGGTACGCTGTGGCAGCCCAACCAGCGGGTGATTGTCTTCGATCCGGTATGTGGTTTCGATAATACCGAACTGCTTGTTTCGGAAGTCACGTTTACTCAGGACCAGAACGGCACCCTGACGGAAATCCGTGTCGGCCCACCTGATGCTTATCTGCCTGAACCCGAAGCCCCCGGCGCGCGGAAAAAGAAAAAAGCCAGAGTACAGGAGGACCCGTTCTGATGAGGACGATTGAAGCCATGCAGCGACAACTCCTCGGCCTGATTGGGCGGGCAGTGGTGAAAAGCATCAGTGCCGCCACGAAATGTCAGACCGTGGATGTGTCCCTGATTGCCGGTGAACCTAAAGCCGGGGTTGAACATCTTGAACCCTACGGTTTTACCGCAAGGGCAAACAGCGGTGCGGAAGCAGTGGTGTTGTTTCCGGATGGTGACCGTTCTCATGCGGTGGTTGTTACGGTGTCGGACCGGCGCTACCGCCTGAAAGGGCTGCAGACGGGTGAGGTGGCTGTCTATGACGATCAGGGGCAGTCCGTGACGCTGACCAGGGAGGGGATCGTGGTGGACGGTGCAGGTAAAACGATCACGTTTCGCAATTCACCTAAAGCACGTTTTGAAATGGACCTGGAAGTGACAGGACAGGTGAAAGACCTGTGCGACTCCAGCGGCACCACCATGTCAGCGATGCGGCTTGCCTATAACGGGCATCGTCACAGAGAGAACGGTCAGGGCAGTAACACCGACAAACCTGATAAAGCGATGGAGGCATGATGGAACTGTGGCTGACGGTGAACGGTAAACGCACCTGCGCCAGCGCACCGCTGGATCCGCTGACCCGCGCTGTGGTGATTTCCCTGTTCACCTGGCGGCGGGCGGAGCCTGATGACAACGCCGACGTCCCGATGGGATGGTGGGGGGATACCTGGCCTGCGGTACAGAATGACCGTTACGGCTCCCGACTGTGGCTGCTTCAGCGCAGCAAACTGACCAATCAGCTGGTGCAGACGGTAAGGGGGTATATCCGCGAATGCCTGCAATGGATGATTGATGACGGCGTGGTGTCCCGTATTGATCTGGATATCCGCCGCACCGGGATTAATGAGCTGGGTAACAGTATCACTCTCTGGCGTCGTGACGGACCGGTAATGATTTCTTTTGATGATCTGTGGAGTGCGATAACGCATGGCGGACAGTGAATTTCAGCGCCCGACGCTGGCAGAAAATATCAGTATGCTCCGTAACGATTTATTCGCCAGGCTGGACGTCAGCGACACGCTCCGGCGCATGGATGAAGACGTGCGGGCAAAGGTGTATGCGGCGGCGCTGCATACGGTTTACGGGTACATCGATTATCTGGCAATGAATATGCTGCCTGACCTGTGCGATGAGTCCTGGCTGGCGCGACATGCTGCGATGAAACGGTGTCCGCGCAAGGGGGCCACGGCTGCCAGCGGGTATGTGCGCTGGGAAGGTGTCAGCGATGGCCTGAAGGTGACCGCCGGGAGTGTTATTCAGCGCGATGACCTGGTTCAGTACACGGCAACTGCCGATGCAACCAGCTCCGGTGGTGTCCTGCGTGTGCCGATCACTTGCTCAACTACAGGCGCGGTCGGTAACGCTGACGACGGTACGGCATTAATCCTGGTCACGCCGGTGAATGGTCTGCCGTCTTCCGGTGTTGCAGATACCCTGACTGGCGGATTCGATACTGAAGATCTGGAAACGTGGCGCGCCCGCGTCATTGAGCGGTATTACTGGACGCCGCAGGGCGGGGCTGACGGGGACTATGTCGTCTGGGCTAAAGAAGTGCCCGGCATTACCCGCGCATGGACATACCGTCACTGGATGGGAACGGGAACTGTCGGTGTGATGATTGCCGGCAGTGACCTGATTAATCCCATTCCGGAAGAATCAACGGAAACGGCGGCAAGACAACATATCGGGCCACTGGCCCCGGTGGCAGGCTCTGATTTGTATGTGTTCAGGCCGGTGGCACATACGGTGGATTTTCATATCCGCGTGACGCCGGACACACCGGAAATACGGGCTGCCATCACCGCCGAGTTGCGTTCGTTCCTGCTGCGTGATGGTTATCCGCAGGGAGAACTGAAGGTGTCACGTATCAGTGAAGCGATTTCCGGTGCGAACGGGGAATACAGCCATCAGTTGCTTGCACCGGCGGACAATATCTCCATTGCAAAAAATGAACTGGCGGTTCTGGGGACGATTTCATGGACGTGACAAACGATGATTACATCCGTCTGTTGTCGGCACTGCTGCCGCCCGGTCCGGCGTGGTCAGCCAGCGATCCGGCGATTGCTGGTGCGGCACCGTCATTAACCCGCGTTCATCAGCGTGCGGATGCCCTGATGCGGGAGCTGGATCCGCGCACCACCACTGAACTGATAAACCGCTGGGAGCGTCTGTGCGGTCTGCCGGATGAATGTATTCCCGCAGGGACACAGACCCTTCGCCAGCGTCAGCAACGGCTGGATGCGAAGGTTAATCTGGCTGGCGGCATCAATGAGGATTTTTATCTTGCACAGCTTGCTGCCCTGGGCAGACCAGACGCCACTATCACGCGATACGATAAAAGCACGTTCACCTGCTCATCGGCCTGTACTGACGCGGTGAATGCGCCGGAATGGCGGTATTACTGGCATGTCAACATGCCAGCCGCCACCAACACCACCTGGATGACATGTGGCGATCCCTGTGATTCCGCACTGCGTATCTGGGGCGACACCGTTGTCGAGTGTGTGCTTAACAAACTCTGCCCGTCGCATACCTACGTAATTTTTAAATATCCGGAGTAATCCATGCATCGTATAGACACAAAAACCGCGCAGAAGGATAAGTTCGGCGCGGGTAAGAACGGTTTTACCCGTGGTAACCCCCAGACCGGCACGCCAGCCACCGATCTGGATGATGACTACTTTGACATGTTGCAGGAGGAGCTTTGCAGCGTGGTGGAGGCATCCGGTGCCAGCCTGGAGAAGGGGCGGCATGACCAGCTGCTTACCGCGCTTTGTGCGCTGCTGTTAAGTCGTAAAAATCCGTTTGGCGATATCAAATCGGATGGCACTGTGCAAACGGCTCTCGAAAACCTGCAATTGAGAGAATCATTTTCTGGCGTTGTTGGGCAATCGCGAAATGCCAGAATGTCAGTGGCTGCCGCGAGTGTTACAGCGACATTTTCAGCCGATGAGTTGATTGTTGAAGATGGTGATGGACGCCAGTATCGATTGAGTAATTTCAATAAATCTGTAGATCTGATGAATACTGGGGCTGGTGGTATGGATACGGGGACAGTGCCGGAAACAGGATTTGTTGCTTTGTATGCGATTTATAATCCGACTACTTATATGTCGTCATTGCTTGCGGTAAACGCAACCACCGCTGGATTGCCAGAGATTTATGGTGGTTCGGCATTACCTCATGGCTATACTGCCAGCGCACTGGTAAGTGTTTGGGGTATTTCAAAATCAAAATTCAAAACTGGAATGCAACATGGGCGGGTAATTAACACTGACCGTCAGATAGCAATAACAACAACCGCAAAAATAAACAATCTAACTGAGTTATCTATTGCCTCGATTGTTCCAAAAAATGCAAGAAAAGTGAGCGGCTATGGTTCTATCTATGCAACATCAGGTGATGAGAAATCGGGCGGTTTAATTATAGATGTCGCATCCACCAGTAGTGGTGTTGGACGCGTATCAATCGGTGGGTATGTTGGGAATTATGGTATAGGGGTTTATGGTCAGTTTACAGAATTATTGCTATCAACCCCGCAATCAATTTTTTATGACGTGAATCCAGACGGCACATCAATCACGGAGTTTTCTGCATCATTATTTATCAGTGGGTATACGATATGATTTATGCCGAATTAACACCAGATGAAAAGTCAATTGTTGCATTGTTCTCATGTGAGCAAGAAAATACTACGCAGATTCATAAAAATGATGTGCGCTATATTGAGTTTTATAACCTACAACCAAAGTTCATTCAGAAGCTACTGCCTACACCGGCGGTATAAGGAACATGCCAATGATTGACTTGTTTCCCGGAGGCGTAGCCCTGGCTGGATTTGATGTATCAACGCGCATCAGCAGATATTGAATAGCACGATATGCTTGTATAGGGAATTCTATCAGATATAATTGATGAGACTGAACTGTGACACACAAAACGTTGCACTGGAATGTAATGCTTTGAATGCTTCTATGTTGAGGATGTAACGTGGTTTGAACTATTTACAGTATATATGATTATTCTACATATTGATGTCGATATGTATGAATGTTTTTATAAGTGAAGTGCATGCGAATAATTCGCAATATGATTAGAGTCAATGTAATGGTTATTGACTCTAATTTATTACAAAATAACTTTATTTAATGAAATTTAGTTCGGATGAATTGTTGCGATGGTTTTTCAATGAGTATATATGACATATAGCTAATTGCTATTAATGTAAGCATGAACAAAATGAATACATTGGGTCTGTAAAAAATATCGCGTCCATAGCCAATCTTGTCAGCTAAATAAACAACAATGATTTGCAAAGGAAAATGTAAAAGATAAGATGAATAACTGATATCACCCAACCATTCAATTTTCTTCCCAAAATCGTTTCGTATTGCGCTAATTGATACAAGGAAAAAGATTATGGAGGTAAATCCGAATAAGATAATTGAGAATATATCTGCTACTTGCAGGGTAAAGATAACTCCCCATGAGATCAATAGAAAAACACAAGCAAAAATAAAAAATAACTTTGCGCTAATATTTTTTATGGCCGCAATCGTAATTTTATAAGTTAGACCACCAATAAAGAAAGAGAATGCGCCGATCATTATGGGATTGTTAATTTTGAAAAAGTAGTACGACAATGCAACTATTAAAATTGATATGAATGTTGTTTTTGATGTGAACTTGCATAATATAAAAAATATCATGTACATAAGTACTTCAATCGACACGGACCATGTCGGGGCGTTGAAGGACCAACCTCGCTCAAATCCCCATGATTGAATCATCAATAAATTCAGAATGGCATGGTAAATGTCATTCATAGGATAAACAAAAAAATAATTATGACTTTTAAAGAAAATAATTTGTAATATTGCCACGACAGCAAATGTAAATATATAAAGTGGATATAATCTACTGACACGGTTAACTATAAAAGTTTTTGCTGAGGTTTTATTGCTGTGTATATTGTCAGCGTATAGATAAAAAAATATGAATCCAGAAATCATAAAAAACAATTCGACAGCATATAAACCGTAATGATAAAAGACGGAAAAAAATTCATAAAAAGGTTGGCGGTTTATGATTATGTCAGATGCAGCATTCTTTTTCATAAAAAAATGTTGCCAATGCCATAACACAACGGAAAGTGCGGCAAATCCTCTCAGAACATCCAGGGTATATATTCTCTTCCCAAAAACATTCGTCACAACGAACCTCTTTTAATAAAGTCAAGTGATAATGAAAGATAAATATTGTAAACGAAAAAGCACTGGACTGGAACATATATCTCTGCCTATAATTTAACTAGGATAATTTTACTAACGCAGTCATAATTCGTTCATGTATACCAGATGAAAGTACATGTTCTATGAAATAGGGTTTTGCCTGGAGTTTGAAGGTTTTTAACGATTATACCTGTTTAATCGACTCCCCATGTTTTTTGACATTATCCACCGCACACGATACTGGATGCCAGGCAAACTGATTTGCTGGCATAAAGTCACTGAGAATTTTTTACCAACAATATCTTGCCACATCTTTTCCCGCACAGTTTCGGCAATAGAATCAGCGGGCAGCGGTCATCAATATTCACCAGACATTGATCTGCCGCACTATCTGACCGGTGTCCTGCTGAGAATACTAATTTCTTTTTTTGCAAGTGCTGTCCAATCATGATTGGGGGGGTGCCCCTATTAAGTTGTCAAGCATGTTATGACGCCTGCGGGGTATAAAAAGTCCCGTCGCGCATCATGGCGAACAGAACGTCGCAGCGTCGTCTCGCCAGGGCGATAAGCGCCTGATTGTGTCGTTTTCCCTGACTCATTTTGCGGGTGTAGTAAGCCCTGGAGAGCGGATCCCTGAGCGCGGCGAAGGCCGACAGGAACAACGCCCGTTTGAGAGCTTTATTACCCCGTCGCGAGGGATGCTCACCGCGTATTGACGAGCCGGATCGCCGAGTTACCGGCGCAAGGCCAGCATAAGCAGCGAGATGTGCGGCAGAGGCGAAGGCGCGGCAGGCGACCTCGGTGAGAAGTCTGGCTGCGGTCCTGACACCGACTCCGGGCATACTGGTCAGGACCGGGTAAAGAGGGTGAGCAAGAACTCGTTGTTCTACCGCAAGCGCCACCTCGTCTCTTTGCTTACGCAGCGTGATGAGCTGGAGTGCCAGACGTGGCAGTACTACGGCAGCGGCATTCGTGCCGGGAACGACGACGGTTTGTTCGGCCAGTGCCTGAGCTATGTCTGCTGCAAGGCGTTTACCCAGACGAGGCGCAAGTTTGCAGAGCTGGGCTGCCAGCTTCTTCTCACCCAGCGAAGCGAGTTTTTCTGGTGAGGGATATCGCTGGAGAAGATCGAGTACCGCCGGGTGATCAAGTCTCGGACCGAGAACGCGCTCCAGTGCCGGATGTATCTGGGTCAGAAGGCCGCGGATACGGTTGCTGGCCTGCGTTGTCTGTGCGGCAAGATCATCATCGAAGCCGCAGAGCATGGAGAGTTCGGCGATTTGCTCGTCAGCCAGTTTCAGCGTGCGTAGCGCGTGAGGCAGGGTACGGGCAGCTTCGGCAATGATGGCAGCGTCACGAGCATCAGTTTTAGCTTCACCGGCGTGTAAGTCGGCTATGCGGCGCATGGCCAGTCCAGGGAGGTATCCGACAAGGACTCCTTCTGAGCGGGCAACGGCGACAGGTAACGCACCGATGGTAGCTGGCTGATCAACAACCAGCAGTATCTGACCATGTTGTTTCAGGTCAGATATTAGCGACCTGAGTTTGTTTTCGTCGTTGGGTAATGCTTTATCGAACAGGCGTTTACCTGAACGATTAATGGCTACAGCGTGATGCGTATCTTTATCGACATCAACGCCGATAAAGACCTGGACGGATTCGTAATCGCTGGATTCGGTCATTCTGTCTCCCTTGTATATGGGTTAACCAGATAACCACGGGGAGCAGGTACCGGCATCCACGTTACAGACGGTCCCGGCAAAAGTGCCTGACCTGACCCCTATTAGCGGTTACCAGCGCCCCACCAGACCCGGTGACATCACCCCCCGGATCATGGACGACTGGGGGCAGTAATCATGCCGGGTCTGGCTGGCTAACACCCCATTATAAGGGGTACGAATAAAGTAACGGGGCCGGCGGAGTTGAAACCGCAGGCACGTCGTATGCAAGAACGTGCTGCGGTTGGCTGGTGAACTTCCGATATTGCGAGTATTGAATGATTTCCAGCCGTTACTGATTTTACGTGCTAATTAGTGAACAAACCACTCGTCAGCAGACTCCCAGGTATCTTTCAGAGTCTCCTGAACAAAAGTTTTTGCAGAATCCTTATCTGCGGTGTGTGTAACAGAAAGGCCATCGTTGCTGGTGGCTTTTACGATCACCTCTACATCGTCATAACGTTTACTGATGCGTCGGGTTAATTCTTCCTTTAACGCATCCACAGCACCGGTTGGCATTTTAGTCATTTTTTCTTTGGCTATGCAGATTTCAATACGCATAAAAGTCCCTCTATACTGTGTTTGTATACAGTATTATTTTTAACTGTATGGATAAACAGTGTCAAGAGGTCTTATTTCTGCTCCTTTGGAGCTCTTCAAAACGATTATGTAAAGATTTCGGATACAGTTCGGTATATACCTGCCATAGCACGTTTAATGAACGATGCCCTGTAACCTGGGCGACTTCCTCAATACTAAAACCAGCCTCAAATAAGCGACTTGCCCCTTCTCTACGCAAATCATGGTATCGCAGATCTTTAATACCTAATTTGCTTCTTACCCTCTGGAATCCCGCAGTAACAGAAGTGCTGTTATATGGAAAAATGAATTCTGATTTTTTGGGTTGTCGTTGGACGATATCCCAGGCTTCCCCAAGCAAGGCTACTTTCATATGGTTGCCTTCCTTTTTACGTGGATCTTTCCTGTCTCTTACGAGTATGGATTTTTGTTCCTGATCGAGATCCTCCCATCGTAATCGGCATACTTCACCGATTCGCATACATGACCACACAGAAAATTTGAGGATATCAACGAACGGAATTTTTGAGCATTTATGTGTAGATCGTTGTTGAAGACCTTCAATGAGCATGTCCAGTTCATCAGATGCCGGTCTACGATTACGACGATTTGATTTACCAATTAAACCAAGTTTAAGTAGATATGGACGAGCGGCTTTTGCTGGGTTTGATGTGTAATTAATTCCATATACAGGTTTGGCAGCATCCAGAACACTGCCAAGATAACTAACATCGTGGCTAACTGTAGCTGGACCTGCACCAGCGTTGTTTCTTAGCCTGCAATGTTCAATTACGTCATTTTCTGTCAGTTCAGATAGTTTGATCGCGGAGATGTCACTATCCATAAGCAGTTCCAGCACATATCTTTTAGTACGGCCTGCTTTACCTCCGGCATTTGGGTCATTTAAATATTTGTGTAGTAAGTCACGGACTGTAAGTCCGTCAACTGCATTTGATGATGGAATGCCATATAGATCTAATTCCATCACTTTCTGTGTGCCCCATGTTTTGGCATGAGCATGTTTAGGGAATGTTTTGCTTTCCCTGTAAGTGATAACACCTTTTTCTTTGATAATCACATTACAGCGATAGCGTGGTGTGCCATCGGATTTTAGTCGTTTCTCTATGTTATAGTACGCCATTACACGACCTCGTTATTTCGGGTTCCCATAAAACGTGGGAACCTGTGCGGGAACCTAACGCGAGAAAAATAGCCTGAAATGTTCAAAAATGCACGATAATCATGAAACACAAAAAAATTAATCAAACCAGCGTGATGCCTGAAAAAACTGGTGTTTACTGGAATTCTCGGTTTAGCATTGCTCCTATGCTCGACTGGACGGACAGACATTGCCGCTATTTCTTGCGTCTGCTTTCCCGCAATACGCTGCTGTATACCGAAATGGTGACCACAGGGGCGATTATTCACGGTAAAGGTGATTACCTGGCGTACAGTGAAGAAGAACATCCGGTAGCGTTGCAACTCGGCGGTAGCGATCCGGCGGCGCTGGCGCAGTGTGCGAAGCTGGCAGAAGCGCGCGGATATGATGAGATCAACCTGAATGTCGGCTGCCCGTCTGACCGGGTGCAGAACGGCATGTTTGGTGCGTGTCTGATGGGTAATGCGCAGCTGGTTGCCGACTGCGTGAAAGCGATGCGCGATGTGGTGTCGATTCCGGTGACGGTGAAAACGCGTATTGGCATCGATGACCAGGACAGCTATGAATTTCTCTGCAATTTCATCAACACCGTTTCCGGCAAAGGCGAGTGTGAGATGTTCATCATCCACGCACGTAAAGCCTGGCTTTCGGGGTTAAGCCCGAAAGAAAACCGTGAAATCCCGCCGCTCGATTATCCGCGTGTGTATCAACTGAAGCGTGACTTTCCGCATCTGACGATGTCGATTAACGGTGGCATCAAGTCGCTGGAAGAAGCTAAAGCGCATTTGCAACATATGGATGGCGTGATGGTCGGGCGCGAGGCGTATCAGAATCCGGGTATTCTGGCGGCGGTAGACCGGGAGATCTTTGGTTCCTCGGATACCGATGCCGATCCGGTGGCGGTAGTGCGCGCCATGTATCCGTACATTGAGCGTGAACTCAGCCAGGGGACGTATCTCGGCCATATTACCCGGCATATGCTGGGCTTGTTCCAGGGTATTCCTGGCGCGCGGCAGTGGCGGCGTTATTTAAGTGAAAATGCCCATAAAGCGGGTGCTGACATTAACGTGCTGGAACACGCGCTCAAACTGGTGGCGGATAAGCGTTAACTTTTCACCAAAAAGTAGTCAAATTCACCACGCCCTGCGCACCGTCGCGGGGCGTTTTGCTGTTAAATCAATAGATTATTTTTGGCATGATTCTTGTAATGCCTGCAAGAGATTTCATATTTGGGAGAGCATCATGCTGGAACTACTTTTTGTGATTGGCTTTTTTGTCATGTTGATGGTCACCGGCGTTTCGTTGCTGGGCATTATCGCCGCGCTGGTTGTGGCGACGGCCATTATGTTCCTCGGCGGTATGCTGGCATTGATGATTAAGTTGCTGCCGTGGTTACTACTGGCGATTGCGGTGGTGTGGGTTATTAAGGCGATTAAAGCACCAAAAGTGCCGAAATATCAGCGTTATGACCGCTGGCGTTACTAA